CAGATAATCGGGGGCGATCATTTGTGTCGCCTAGCTGCAAAAAAGAAACCTGGGACTGTAGAAAATGAATGATTTAATAAGCGAAAGTGATCTTGAAAAGGTGACAGGATATAAATCACAATTAAAACAGTGTCAGGTGTTAACTGAACATGGCATATTTTTTATGAAAGATGCTAATGGCGCACCTCATGTCACCTGGTACAGTTTTAACAACCCGACTCATTTGCGATTCAATCAAGCTATAGCGCATAATGATGAACCCGACTTTTCAGCAATGGGTTTATAATGGCTCCAAGAAAACGAATTAACGGCCTAGATTGGCTACCTGTGCGGTGTTATGTAGGCAAGAGTGCCTATGAATACCGCCCTAAAAGCGGTGGCTGTGTGCGCCTGGGCAAGTTAACTGAGCCTAAAGAAATCATTCTGGCAAAGTATCAATCGGCTAGATTGCTGCATGAGGAACCAACAGGTGCGTTTGCTGAAGTTATCCGTGGGTACATGGCAAGCGTAAACCACAGAGACTTAGCACCACGCACTAAATTAGATTATGCCCGATACGCTGAAAAGTTTATATCTGGTTTTGGGCAAATGAATCGACACCGCATTAAGCCCCATCACATTCGCCAGTACATGGATAAACGCAAAGAGGCTGGCGTAACCACTCAAGCTAATCGTGAAAGATCATTTTTAAGCACTGTGTTTGCATGGGCCTATGAAAACGGCAAAGTGCAAATGAACCCGACTATAGGCGTAAAAGACTTTAAAGAGCCTCCCCGTGATCGCTATATTGAAGATTGGGAATACTTTCTTTGGTTGGCAGAGGCTTACATTAAGTGGCCCCTTCTGGCTGCGTGTATGGAAATTAGTTATTGCTGTGCGGCTAGGCAAGGTGATGTATGGAGTTTAAAACGCAGCCAATTAAGAAAAGAAGGTATTTTCATTCGCCAGGGTAAAACAGGCAAGAAGCAAATAAAGGAATGGAATCCACGATTGAGAGCTGCGGTTGACCTAGCCCTGTCAGTACAAGAAGTAACTAATTTTGAATTAGTGTTTTGTGATAAGAAAGGACATCAGCCTTTACAGAAGACAATGGCAAAGTGGGCTATAGCTGCCAGAAAAGAAGCAAAGCAGAAATACGATGGTGAATTAAGTATAGATTTTACTTTTCACGATATTAAGGCAAAAGCCATTTCTGACTATGAGGGTAATAAGCAAGAATTTTCTGGTCACAAGACTCAATCTCAAGTGGCAATCTATGATCGCAAAGTAAAGGTCACTCCCACCCTAAAATAACCCTAAAACTGGATGGATGAACACCACTGTATATTCGGACTTTTATTCGGAAGTGTTCGGAAGTTAGTAAGGGCTATCGCTGAAAGGTAGTGGTAATGGGGTGGACGATGGGGCTCGAACCCACGACCACCGGAATCACAATCTGAGGGTTTAATCTATTAAATCAAAGACTTAACCTTCTATTTCCGAACAATATAAGGATTTTAACGCCCTTAACTGCCTAGCTTCTTTCAAACTTCAACACTGTATATTCGGAAAGTGTTTCCGCGAAAAACGACACTATAAAGTAAACCCTTCCCTAGTGCTAGAAAAAATTAATTTATTTTAGGGTGGTGTTAACTTGGTTAATCTGAGTGACTTAGAACCACCCACAAAAAAGACCACCAAAAGGTAGCCAAAGGTGGAGCCTTGGGGAATTACTTCTTCTTCATTACGCTTTCGGCTAGTCCACCACCAAAGTAGAACATGACTATTGTTAACATAATCCAATCGATCTGAAACTCAGACAGGATTGCTTTGACCCCAGTTACATCTTTGCCTAAGAAAGTCATAACGATCACCAGGACATAAGTGCTGATATAAGTTACTGAGAACATAGTCGCCATGATGCGCTGGGCAATCTTAAATGGCGCGTAGGCTGTCATCAGGTCAGTCTTAGCCTTGGTCTTGGCTTCGATCATCTCAACGTCAGACGTATGGAATGAGTCTATTAGATCCATGCCCTTACTTATAACGTCACCGCTTCCAAAGATTGTGCTTAGAACGCCCATGCTATTCCACCAACTCTACATGGGGCATATCTTTAAAAGACTTAAACAAGCCTCCCCATCTAATTTCATACCCTGCCCCTAGTTGGATTGAGGCCGTCAAAAACGCGGCTGCAACTACGGCTAAATCTTCCTCATTCCATGAAGCCTTACCATCTTTAAATGCGTAAAAATCCAGTGCCTTGCCCTCTTGATGCCTAGATCGATGTTTTATCCCGTCAGCCATGCTTAATTTAGAATCAAATAACTTTTTCTGTTCTGAGGCAGTTCTTGACCCAGATAAAGGCCCATGCCCAAAGTCCACAGTAGATATGCTCAAGGCCAAGTTAGATATTTCAATCAATCGTGGGTCAACTGATGCTCTATTTTTTTTACTGTTATCCGATAATTTATAAGTCATTTTTGTATGCCATCCTGGAGAAAAACTAGAATTGCAACACCAACAGCAGCAGCAAGCCAGAAGCCTTTTTTAATTACAGACTTGCCTACAGCCTGGTGAAATTTTGCCATAGATTTTTCACTAGCCAGTTCAGCAATTTTATCTAGTTGTGCCTCAGTTAATTCAATGTCTTTCATTTTCTATCTCACATAATAATAAGTAACACCAAACATAAAGGCGATTACGACTAACAGCCATGACATTACTTTAATGCCCAAGTTTAAATTTTGTTGAACAGCTTTCTGGCGCTGGTATCTAGCCTTTGCCTTATTCTTTACAGCGTCTTTCCTGTCTCTAGCAGCCTTAGCTTGGAAGCTCATCCAATCTTGCCAAAGACCTGGCCTGCCGCAGTAAATCATAAATTGTTTTAACTCAGCTTCTTGTGCCTTAATTTTTTCAAGTGCTAGAAATTCTTCCAGTTCATTTTTTGGCCCTGTCTTATTTTCTACTCGTTTAGCTAACTCTGCTTTTGAGTCAAAATATTTAATAAGTGAGGAAGAGCAATCGACCAGCTCTCGTCCACTACCGATAAATTTCTTAATAGTGCCATATGCCAGGTTGCAGGCCGCGAGTTCGGCTAACAACGAGCCACCCAGTGCAACGTAGACAAAGGCCCACGATCTTTGTAAGCAACGACACCCGTAACTTTCGCCACGCTGTAACGCTCGGTCACTTCACGCTGGCTTGTCTGTGGTTCAGCCACGATTGTATTTCCCACTGGAGCAGGCATAAAAACGGGATAAACCTCACCGACTGTTGACCACATTAGACAATAGCTGCCCTTGCTGCTGCTCTGGCTGTAGTCACATCGGCTGGCACTGCTACACCTGTCTCAGCGTTGCGTGTGATGTACCAATCGGTTGATGCTAAGTACCCTAGTGACTCGTTATTCAACACCTCTTGGGCTGTAAGTTCTAAAGGTTGAGCATCGTTGGCTACCTGCCAAGCATCAATAATAGATTGGTAGGCTGCGATTGAAGTTATTGCTTCGTTTGCAGTGCCATCATTATATTCAACATGGCCTGTGCTTGTGGCTGTATCAAACTGAATTGCATGAGTAGCTGACGAAATTGTGGACAGGTCTAAACTATCAAAACCTAATCCATCTATAACCACTGTTGAGTCTGGGTTTATAATTGATATTTTCATAATTAAGTCTTCATAATAAAGATTAGAGCAAAGTGAATAGGCTCTGATTGAGGATGCGTATGTGAGCCACCACCACCTGTTGATGAAGTAGTTCCTGAAGCAGCATCAAAAAAAGCGTTGTAACCTGTTGCAGCATAAGCAGCAGCAGAGCCTGGGGTATAAGGGGTTCTAAAGTGAGTATGTGCTGGCATCTCAGCTATAGTTAATGTATGTGCGCCCGTAGTAGCAGAGCCACCTGTAGCCCCTGCTGCGGCTGCTGACTTAATAAACTTATCTGTTAGGTTTGGTGTTGAGTTATTACCATCACAAATAACCCAACCACTTGGAATAGCACTTGCTGCTCCATGCCACATAGAGATGATGCCACTGGGTACTGCTGCCGCAATCGCAGAGGTGACTTCTGTTTGAGTAAACGTGACTTTATCAGCCTTTTCGCGTGTTCTTGATGTACTCATGGGCTATTCTCCTGCTGCTGCATCACGTTCAGTGCGAGTCACATAGTCTTCACGGGCTGTCACCAGAGCCACAAAGTCTGCTTGATTGCTTGGGATAGGGTCTGTAAAGCTAGAGTCATTCATTAGCTTAGTAGTCCACTCTTGCTGCATACGCTTCCAGCAATTGGCTTTCTTTCCATTGACTGCATCTTGTAACCAATCGTTGATGCTGGTTAAGTCGTTAAGCATCACTGCTTGTTCGGTGTCTGTAACTTCTACTGTGATTGTTAATGTTGTCATTAGTATTCCTCTTTTATGGTGGGTTATTTCGCCCGATTGTTTATAAAGCCAAGTAGCCTGAGAAGTGGCAACCTTGTCTCAGGTCTGTTTGTGCAGCACCACCTGATTGAGATATTGTTACATAAGCCGTATCACCTACGTCCATATCACAAAGGTGGCTTATTGTTAAGGTATACGTGTCTGGGTCAGTACCACCTTCACCATCTGTGTAGTTATAATATAATCTATTGCTTGTATTTAAAATTGCTTCATAATAGGCAGCAGCAGAATCAATACCTCTCATATGTACAGTTACGTTTAAGTGATACTTACCAGTAATAGGGGCTGTAAAGGTCTTAGTGCTTGTGTTAAAGTTAGCACCCACATCAAATACCTCAACATCAAAAGGCACAGTGACTACGGTACTTATTGGAAAGTTTAACTGCTGAGAGGCATCTACACTAAAAGCTGGCTGCAAAGGCTTGGTGACTATGCCATCATTATTGATCTGCATACCATATCGCCAGCTTATTGCTGCGTCTGCTGAACCCGAACCTGCTGTGTACCATTGATGTGCGCCAGAAACTTGCCTATACTTTGTGGCTTCATCTGTAGATATATACCTGTCACCACCATGCGCCTGTGAGTAATACGCATTGTGTTGAAAGTCCATTTCTCCACTTGCACCTTGAGGCTTGTATGAAGTCCACACACCATTTCCACCTACTTGTAAAGCAGAGTGTGTATTGTGATGGGCCTCTGGAACCACACCAATGCCCACGTTGCCTGAGTTATTAATTGTCATAGCTAAGGCAGATGAATCACCATCAGCCGCACCATTATAAAACTCTAACGAGCCGCTTGAGCCTCGTATTTCTAAATCATTACCAGCTAGACGCATAATAGATTTATAATCGCCACCATCATTTAACTGTATAGCTGGAGAAGAGGTGTTGTAAATTTCAAGCATTTCGGCTGGCGAGCTAATACCAATTCCCACGTTGCCTGTAAAACTAGGACTAGCCAAAGGAGACTTAGCAGCCAACAGCGTATCAGCTTGAGACTGCGTGTATGTGTTAGCTACGACAAAACTTTGGAACGCTACAATGCGAACTATTTCCCCAACAACAGCACCATCGTCTAGCACCACTGAGGTTCCGTTAGTTGCTGTGTAATCAGACTTAGGTAGGTCATAGCCGCCATAGGAGACAATGATGTTTCCAGCCGCATAAGATAATGTCTGGCTGTTAGAGTCGGCCCCTGAGAAGCTTGTCTGGTTAGCGGTGGCAATGTATTCGTAAACGTACATCGACACGTTGCCAGAACTAGACGCTGCAATCCAGTTAGCTCCGTCATACACTTGCATA